GCGATCCTTTCCGGGCCGCGCAAGGGGCCGGTCAGCTCCGACCTCGCGGGCACGCTGGACGCCGAGATCCATTACAGCCCGGCGGAAGGAACCGCCTGATCTGACGACTGCTGACGGGGCCGGGGGATAACCTCGGCCCCTTTGCCTTGAAAGGAGGCTAGAAAGTGGGCCAGAACTGCAAAGTTTACAAAAAGCAGAAGGGCGACGAGCTTGTTATCGCGTCCGGCGGGAAGATCACCGTCGAATCCGGCGGGTCTGTTGAGGTCGCTTCCGGCGGGGCGGTCAACGTCGCTGCCGGCGGGGCTCTCCTCTCCCGTGGGATCCTCCGCCCCTTCGTCACGACCGACGCCGCGACCCTCGCCCTGACGGCGGCACAGTCCGGGGCGGTCATCCTTGCGACGAAATCGAGCGCAACCCAGACCTTCGCCCTTCCCGCCGCGACGACTGCGGGGCTGGAATTCACCTTTGTTTGCGGCCACGCCGACGGTGAGATCAACATTGATCCCGGTGCGGCAACCCACACGATTGTCGGAATTTCGATATCGGTTGCCGCGGGCAAGGATCTGAAAAACACGGCGGCCAGCAACGCTGTCGGCGACTGCGTAACGCTGGTTTCCGACGGCACCAGCAAGTGGGTCATAACCCAGATGCAGGGCACCTGGGCCTCGACATAGCCATGAGGGTCAGGATGCTGACGACAGCCGCCGGGGCCATGGGCGTATTCCCTGCCGGTTCGGTTGCCGAAGTGCCCGAATTGATCGGGGAAGCCTGGGTTTCCGGGGGCTATGCCGTCGATCTTGACCCGAAGCCGGAGCAACTGCCGGAACCGGACCGGGGGGTTGAGACGGCGGCATTTGACCCCTCCGAGAAGGCAGTCCGCCCGCCGGTGAAGAAGAAACGGAGGTGAGGCCGTGACGTTAAGGCTGATCACGGCTCCCACGACGGAGCCGGTCTCCTCGACGGAGGCGAAGCTCCACCTGAAAGTGGACGACACGGCCGACGACAACCTGATTTCCGCCCTGATCAAGGCGGCCCGGATGCTCTGCGAGTCCTACCAGGGCCGGGCCTACCTGACGCAGACGTGGGAGCTGACGCTGGACGCCTTCCCGGAGAGCCCCTTCGAACTCCCGCGGGCCCCTCTGGCGACGGTCGACTCGATCAAGTACAAGGACGCCGACGGCGACGAAACAACGATGGCCGCGGCCGACTACGTGCTTGACATTTCCGCCGAGCCTGGGCGGGTGGCCCTCGCGGACGGCAAAAGCTGGCCCACGGCCGACCTTTACCCGGTCGGTGCAGTGAAAATCCGCTACACGGCCGGAGTCGCAGCGGCGGCAAGCGTCGCCGAGAACGTAAAGCAGGCCATCCTCCTGACGATCGGGGGCTGGTATCAGGACAGGCAGGTCGGGGCCGACCTCTCCCCTGCGGCGAAAGCCCTGCTGACGATTGACCGGGTGTTCTGATGAGAGAGCCGGAGATCGGGGAACTCGACAGGCGGGTGGCCCTTAAGCGGATTTCCCGGGGGGCGTCGGACGGTCAGGGCGGCTATGCCGCCGACTCCGAGACCACGACGGCCACGGTCTGGGGGAAGTTTTTCGCGCTGTCCTCCAACATGCGGCGGGAAGCCGACTCCAAGCGGGAGGAGCGGACCCACGAGATCACGATCCGCTACCGTTCCGACCTCCTGATCAACGACAAGGCCGTAGTCGGCGGGGTTGACTACCGGGTTGTGGGGCTCGTCCCGATCGCTCGCCGGTGGCTCGTCCTGGAGGTGGCTCCATGGGTCGTAGCTACGTAAACGGACTGAACGAGGAGCTCGAGCGCCTGCGGAAGGCCCCGGAGGAATTGCGAAAGAAGACTTACCAGGCCCTCGAGGACAGGGCCGAGGCGGTTAGAAGCGATGCGGCGGCAAGGGCTCCGGTGAGAACCGGGGCCCTTCGCCGTTCGATCAAGAAAATGGTCTCCGAGCGGACCCTGACGGCGAAGGTCTTCTGCGACTACCCGGACACCGGCGGCACGACGAAGCGCAAGACCAAAAAGCAGTCGGCTGGATCGCGGCGCTACTACGCCTTCGCGGTCGAATTCGGCACGAAGAAGATGAACGCGAAGCCGTTCCTGTTCCCTGCGGCAAGGGCTGGCGAATCGGCGACCAATTCGGCGCTTGAGGCCGTCCTGAAGGAGGTGGCAGGCGGTGACTGAGAACGAAATCCTTGCGGCGGTCTATACCGCCCTGACCACCAACAACCTGAACGGGGCCCTGCGGACGGTCTACGACCAGAGCGTCGTCCCCGACGAGAAGGCCGGGCCGTATATCACGCTCGGCTATTCGCAAGCCTTCCAGGGCGAACGGATGAACGAGTCGGAGCGGAAATACGCCCTCGACATCCACATCTGGAGCCAGGCGAACGGGCGCAAGGAGTGCCAGGCAATAGCGCAGGGCATCGACAGCCTGCTCTGCGACAAGGCATTGACGGTCGGGACCTCCTCCTGCTGGGTCTGGTTCGAGGAGCTTGAAATCCTCCTCGACGAGTCCGGCTGGTGGCACGGCGTTCTGACGTTGAGAACTGAACTTACACGATAGGGGGGGATTCGAGTGGCGAGCGCAAAAAAGGCCGCAAAAGATTCGCTGGTAATGCTGAACGTTTCCAGCACGCCGACCGCGTTCTGGGGCGTCAAGTCCTACAGCCTCGAGGTCAACGGCAACGTCATCGATGTTTCCGACATGAGCACGGCCTACAAGGAGTTCCTCGCTGGCCAGTACGAGTGGAAGGTCAAGGCGGAGATCTTCTGGGATCCGGAAACGGGCGACGCCCAGACGACCTTCGAGGCCGCAATCCTGGCCGGAACGCAGATCACCGTCACGATCCGGCCGGAGGGCACGGGGTCCGGAAAGGCGGAGTACGACGGCACGGGCTACGCGACTGCCTGGTCTGTCGGCGGGGCCGTGGGCGAGGCCGTGACCGGAACCGTTGAGATTCAGGGCTCCGGCGCATTGAGCCCGACGGCGCAGTCAGCGGGTTAAGGCTTTGGGGGTGACCGGGGATGAACGAAGCGATCATTGAAATCGGCGGCCAGAAAAGAGAGCTGAAATACGGGGTTCTCGCCATCCAGGCCATCGAGCGCGAGACCGGGAAATCGGTCTACCAGCTCTTCAGCGAATTCTCAAGCGGGCCTCTTCCCGTGCATCTGGGCGTCGCCATCGTCTGGGGAGGGCTCCTCAAGGGCCTTCCGGGCGTCAAGCCCGCGATGGTGGCAAATTGGCTCGATGACTGCGACTTTCGGGAGGTCACGACGACCGCCCTTGCCGCCTTCGGGGAATCGGTTGCCCGAACCCTGAACGTTGAGCCCTCGGAGGAAGCGGAAGAGGAACCGGGAAAAAACTGACAACCGGGGCCGAATGGTGGCAAACGCTGTTCTGGTTCGCCTTCGGCCCCCTTCAACTTCGCCACGCTGACCTTTGGGAAATAACGCTCGGTGAATTGCTCGACCTCATCGACGGATATCGATACAGGGATTACCTGGAAACCCGGCGGCTCACCGCTGCCGCCGCCATTGTTGCCAACTGTTCCGGGAACCTCAAGCGGCCCCTCCGAGTCGATGACCTCGTGGGGCATTGGGTATCGGGGCGGCTGATGGACACCCAGGAATATTGGGAATACAGCAAGGCCCTTGCAATCAAGAGGAAGCACGACAGGCTCCGCAGGGAGGGGGTGGAATAGTGGCGAACAAGAAACTTGTCTATGTCTTTGGGGCGGACATTTCCCAAGCTGAAAAGCAGTTTAACGCCTTGCACAACAAGCTCGACCGGATCGGCAAAAAGGCCGAGTCGGTCGGCAAGTTCTTTTCCGCGACCCTGACCGCTCCCCTTGTGGCCCTCGGAGTGGTGGCCGGGAAGTCGGCGAACGACATTCAAGAGGCTTACAAAACGATTCAGGCCGGAACGGGCGCAACCGGGAAGGCCCTTGCGAACCTCAAGAAAGATTTCGAGGTCGTCGGCAAAGGATCCGACCAGAACCTGAAGATCGTCGGAAAGGCCCTCGCCGACATGAACACGAGGACCGGCGCCACAGGACGGACGCTCCAGGAGCTCACGGCAAACGCCCT